ATGAAAGAATTCGTGCGTTAATATAATGTTTAATCATGTACCAGTTGAGTTGCAACCTATAACGGCAACAAACACGGATGGTGTACGTCTATATGAGACACCAGAGGGTAACAAGTATCCCTCAATCACAACTGTGCTATCGGTTAGAAACAAACAGGGATTGATGGAATGGCGTAAACGTGTAGGCAATGAAGTTGCTAACCATATATCAAGAACTGCTGCAGCTCGCGGCACAAAGGTTCACCATATGTGTGAGGATTACCTCAACAATATGGAATCTGCATGGCCTGATAAATTTAAAGAACATAAGAAAAATTTTCTCCCTTGGTGTTTATTCAAACAACTTAGAAATGAAGCATTATGTCATATAAACGACATATATGCACAAGAGGCGGGATTATATAGTGATAAATATAAAGTAGCTGGTAGAGTTGATTGCGTTGCAGAGTATAAAGGCACACTATCCATCATAGATTTTAAAACTTCTACAAAAGAAAAAAATGACGAGTGGAATGAGAATTATTATATCCAAGGCTCTGCGTATGCAGAGATGTTTGGGGAACGAACAGGTATAGAAATTTCTCAGGTGGTGATTTTAGTAGTTACGGAAGATGGAACAGTACAAGAATTCATCAAGGACAAACAAGAATATTTGAATAGATTGTCAGAGACAATTAATATATGGAGTGAGGAAAATGTTCAATAAATTAACGAAATGTGTTGTAATTGTTATGTTTGCGACATTAATGTTGCCGCAGATATCAACAGTACATGCAGAAACAGAAGCACCAGTAAAGAAAATTACACAGATGCTTTATCCAACAGTTATGGTTGACCTTTCTGATGGCCAGGGTTCGGGCACCATTATTTTTAGTGGAAAGCGAAAACATGAATCTTGGAAGGATGAAAAGGTTTGGACCCTTGTTCTAACCAACCACCATGTTATTGCTTCTGCTGTAAGTATTGAAGAAGAGTTTGATCCGAAGAAACAAAAGATGTTACAGAAAGAAACTAGACGACCAGTTCATGTTAGGTTGTGGGATTATAATGACTATAGCACTGCGATAGGTACAACTGGCCGGGTTGCTCGTATTGTTGTATGGGACAAACACAGGGACTTAGCTCTTTTACGTTTAGATGATAAGGAGAGGGTTATAAAGAATATTGCAACTCTCTGGCCAGAGGATATTGGTGGGCCATATCTATTTCAAAAGACTTGGGCAGTAGGTAGTGGTATGTCGAATCCACCTTATCCAACTGAAGGACTATTAAGTGGTATCAGTGGTAAGGATGCGAAAGGTCGGGCTCTCTATCTGTCCAGTGCTCCTATTATCTTTGGTAACAGTGGTGGTTCTCTATGGGCGTATAGTAAATCTAGAGATAGGTATGAAATGATCGGCGTTCCTTCTATGGTAGGTGCATTTGGATATGGAAATATTATTCCTCATATCGCATGGTCTAGGCCTATTTCAGAAATTCGTGCATTTCTAAGGGAGAATGATTATGGGTTTGTCGTTGGAGATGAGGATGTTGCTAAGGAAGACCCCGATGCAAAAGATAAAGATAAAAATGAGGATTAAGTTTCTTTAAGGGATATATAATGAAATATTTATTAATTGGTTTAGTGTTTCTGCTGCTGGGTAACCAAACCTTATTAGCGCAAGAAACAATTCCAGATACAGAAGATATAGAAAACCTGCCGGATTTTTTTGTGACAAGTAAACCTGTGATATGTGGGCCCAAGAGAGCAGTTTTTGACAAAATTGTAGAGTTTAATGAAGTTCCGTATGCTGCATGGATTGACGCAGGACGGGGAAATAATGTTATGTTATATATAAACGTGAATACAGGCACAACTACCGTAGTAGAACAAATGGGTGGAATAGCGTGTATTATCAACCAAGGAAAGGGTGGAGCTGTAGTTTCGCCCCCCGAAAAAATCAAAGGAATGAGAATAAAGTACTTGACTTTTTAACCCTAATGTGGTATAAATATAATACAATTTGATGATACGAATTGAAAACTGCACTGGACGCGGGGGCAGTACCCGCCGCCTCCACCAAAAGGAGATTGGTATGGTAATAGAGATGTTAGGAGATTCAGATGAAGAACCTTCAAGTAAAAAAAATATCGGTGGTAATGTTTAAGTTGTACATCACATGGAGCATATGTGCCGATATTATATTGATTGCCGGTATCATTGCTCTGATTTTGGGTTATGGCAAAATCTCTTTTTGATGGGGGCGAAATAGGATCGACAGGCTGGAATAGATGAGTGGAGAATTGTCGGGTGACTCCGTAATTGGTCAAATTAGTAAATGCAAACGATAATGCATACATTGGGGATTATGCTCTAGCAGCATAATCTTTCGGGGTTCGGTGGGTTCCTTGCAACAGAATACCCATCACTTTATTGAAAAGGGGTATTGACAAATACATATTACTATGTTATACTCTATAAACAATGTCACTGATGAGTCTGTGAAATCCAGACGAAACACTTTGTGTCTGACAATATTGTCAAAAACATCATCTTCGAAAGGATGAATTTCTACATGACTATTAATACTACAAAGGCAGCTAAGGTTGTTGCCGCACTTGAGAATGGAACTGAACTTACTGCTAAGCAGATTAGCGCTCGTTACGGCGTTAAGAATGCCCGGGCACTTGTCAGTTCTCTTCGTATGCAGGGATATCCTGTATATCTCAACAAGCGTGTTAGCACGTATGATGGCGAGACTTATAGCAAGTATCGTTTGGGTACGGCAACACGTTCTGTGATTGCTGCTGGTTACCGCGCCACCGCGTAAGGTAATTCAACAACGGGTGATGCCGTAACACATCCGTGAGGGGTCCACGGTTAGCCCCTCAACTTTAACGGGATGGGAATTCCCACTCTATCAAACAAGATTATCAATGCCACTAATGACTTTTAATACATCGAAGACCTTCTCAATGAATATTGAGAACGTAGCCAAAGAAAAGAATATTACGCATATGGAAGCAGTACTAGACTACTGCCAACGTAATGACCTTGAACCCGACACAGTGGGCAATCTTATTTCCAAAAGTCTCAAAGAAAAAATCGAAGCAAACGCAAGAGACTTGAACTTCTTACCTAGACAAGCGCAGCTTCCAGTATGATATATGAATTGAAAGTTCCAAATGGAAAATATACAGCAAATAATTTGTTTGTTCTGTTTTTCACTGTAATCAAACATAGATTATATCATTTAATCAAAGACAAAAAGTTTATGGATTAATGAAACATCTCAAGGAACAGAACACCACCTATTTTAGACATCTTGTTCATTCATGGTCTATGGGTATTGTTCTTTTTATTCACGGGCTAATCCCCTGCATTTTAACTGATTGGGTATCAAAGCGTATCTGTAATGGAACCGATTGACGTATATCTTATGTACTGTGCTATGAAAGCACATTTTGGTAAGAGCGACTATGACTTTGTAACATACAAAGGCAAGACCCGTATCAAACGCGAAACCTTCTATAAACGCAAGGACAGGTCGTTCTTCGTTAGGTTGTCACACAAGTACAAGACAGAGTTAGAAATCCAAAACTACTTCGTCGCAAATTTCATCAAGGACAAGAAGGGCTACATTGCTAACTTCAGTAATGAGAACTATGAGTCATGGAAACTGAAACGACAAGGGTTCTTTAACTTGTTTGATGTGGAGATGAAACCTCTAGTAGATGCGTTTGAGGATTTGTTCGTAGTAGAGAATGGCCAACACCCTAAATTAATGAAAGAGTTTCTAGGCGGCCGCGTGTCGTTAGAGACAGTGATTGTACTGGATGAACTGGTCAACTTTGACCCCAATTGGAATAAAGAATTAGAGGACGATATTATATGGATTGATTTAAGAAATCTGATGGATAATTATGAAAGGTTCTTGACAATTGATCGAGAACAGTATAAGATAAGACTATTGAAACTTATAGAGGAGTCCAATTGATGGAAGAAAATGCAGTACGAGTAGAAGGGTTCTTTGAGGCACGGTGCCGAGAACTAGAACTAGAAGTGAAGAGCCTGAAGTGGGACAACTCTGAACTTGATGCGAGGAACAGGCAATTGTTCGAGCGAGTTGAGAAACTTGCAAATCGCCACCAAAGCCGCCCGCAGAGGAATTTCAACAAACCTCAAAGGCAGTTTAACTCTAACAGGTAAATGGTTTGCCCTCGTAGCTCAACGGCAGAGCAATTGCTTTGTAAGCAATAGGTTCGCGGTTCAAATCCGTGCGAGGGCACCATTTCCGAAAGATATATTATGAATATTGACTTTAAACTTAAAAATGTAGATATAGATTTTGAAACAGTTGATCGCATTATCGTGGCCGGAATGCTTGACCAATATAGTATTCTTAAACAGGAAATTAAAGAACAAAAAACTATTGAGAATCCAATGGATTATCAAAAAGAAGATTTGGAATATAATGAAAAATTTCTAGATGCTGTCAAAACGATGTTAAAACATTATACTACCCGCTCAGAGTGGCCAGAAGAACTGAAAGATGAATAAGTGAAAGTAAGATTGATATCACATACACAACCCGATAACATTATCGGTGTTGATGACGTACAGGAGCTTATCGCATACTGTGCTAGGGTATCTAATCCCGACAATCAGAACAACAAGGAAACCAGTGAGAAACTTATCAAGTATTTGATTAAGAATAAGCACTGGTCACCTCTAGAGATGGTTAATGCTTGTATTGAGATTGAGACAACGCGAGACATTGCACGACAGATACTACGTCATCGTTCGTTCTCATTTCAAGAGTTCAGTCAACGATATGCTGACCCCACAAAAGACTTAACCTTTGAGACACGGGACGCACGGTTTCAAGATACAACGAACCGACAGAACAGCATTGATTTTGACCCTACTGATGAGCCACAACGCCGTCTGAATGAAAAATTCCGTATGCAACAGATGAAAATATGGTGGGCAGCAAAGAAAACCTATGAGTGGGCTATTGAGAATGGTATTGCAAAGGAACAAGCACGGGCAGTTCTCCCAGAGGGTATGACTGTATCCCGTTTATACATGAATGGTACACTGCGCTCATGGGTACACTACATTGACCTACGCAGTGCTAATGGTACACAGAAGGAACATCAGGATATTGCTGTGGCCTGTGCCAAAGAGATCGCAAAGATTTTCCCGTTGATGAGTGAATTATGACAACTATCGTTATAGGTAATGGTGAATCGCGCCGTTGGATGAAGTACATGTGGACGATTGAAAAGAAAAGCAGGTGGTCTGGCGTTGATAAAAATGTAACTCTATGGGGTTGCAATGCAGTCTATCGTGACTTCTATACTGACCACTTAGTTGCTGTTGACTATGGTATGCAACAAGAGATATATCAAGCATCTGAATGTCAAGATACAATGCAATTACATTTTTCTAATTGGAGTCCTGTTCCAGCTGAAATATCTGATATGATGTTGATGGGATATGATATACCAGAATCTTTTATTCACAGAACAGAGAGGGTTGGTAATCATACAGAACAATGTGTGATATCAGGTAAAGACCCTGTTTCATTACATGAGAGAATTGAGGCTGCAATTCAGATGAATCCAAAGCTAGACATGAAAGACCTTCAGATGAAGATGGAGAAGGATGTTGGTATCTGGATTACATATCTAAGAGACAACGATGATGTCAATCCTATAGAATTTCCTGTTGGATGGTCAACGGGTAACACCGCACTTCATCTAGCATGTCAGCACGAATCAAAAGAGATTTATATATTAGGGTTTGACTTATCATCATACGATGAGCCGTTGAACAACATATATAAAGGGACAGATAATTATTTGCCCAGTGATGCAAAAGGTTTCAATTCACTGAATTGGCAAAACCAAATGCAAACTGTTTTTAGAGAGTTCAAGGATGTACAGTTTTTCTGGGTAGATGCCAAAGAGGAATTTATTCAATTGAATAATGTAACATACACTACTAAAGAAAAATTTTGTGATGAGTTTAAAATATGGCCATAAATGGTGTTCCTATATTCCCCGCTGGTATTGTAAAACAATACATCAGCCCAATCCCATTCTATGATACTATAGATTTGTCATCGTTCTCGTATGAAACCTATAAGGGTTCAACAAAACTGAGAACTGAGAAGTTTATAAACATATTACTTGACCCATCGCTAAAGGACATTGCGACATGGATAGAGATGCAAGTAAAAGATTATCTTGACAATGAACTTGGTCTGGAGTATGAAGAGTTTTTCTTTTCAGAGAGCTGGATAAACATCAGTGGAAAGGGCGACGAACAGAAGGTTCATAATCATTCCAACTCAATTATCAGTGGAACATATTATTTGAAATCGTTGGATGGCCATCCGCCTCTTGATTTTCATAAGGTGAAGAATGAAGCAGAACCTTTTATATCACTCACTGAACACTTTAAACAGGGAAATCCAAGCACATCTTCAAAGTTGTCTTTTCCCTGTACACAGAATTCCATGTTAGTCTTTCAATCCCAATTATATCATGGCCATATGGCAAATCTACTTGAAGAGGAGAGAATTGGGCTTGCATGGAATGTCCTTGTCAACTTTCGTCAAGATGATAAAAGTATATATAGAATCAGGTTTGTTCAAGAAGGTACTTGACATTCCTACTAAAACTGTATATAATAATATTATTAACATACGTTAACATACGATACATAAGGAGATACATATGTCGTTAGATACACTAAAGAGGTCCAGTTCTTTGGACAAACTGCTCGGCGCAGTTCAAATTGAAAACGCCCCCCAAGAAAAGAAGTCCTATACGGATGACCGCCTTTGGAAGCCTGTGGTAGATAAGACGGGTAACGGTTATGCCGTTCTTCGCTTCCTTCCAGCAGTCGAGGGTGAAGACCTTCCTTGGGCAAAGGTCTGGAACCATGCGTTTCAGGGCCCCACTGGTCAGTGGTATATTGAGAACTCTCTCACCACCGTTGGTCAGAATGATCCCGTATCAGAAATGAACTCTGCATACTGGAATTCAGGCGTTGAATCTGATAAGGAGATTGCTCGCCGTCAGAAGCGTAAGC